GCAGTGTTGGCGGGGGGAGAGGGAGCTCCGACATAAGCCCTTTAGAGACCTTCATGCGGAGAGTGGTTGTTCCTTAGCACGGCATTTTACACCCCAGCGTGCACTGGGGAACCGTTTTGGGGAGTGAGGGGGCGAACCCCGTTAAGCGAGTATAGCTGGCCCCATCAGAGGAGCGACTGCGGTCGCATCCCCTGGGTGAACTGACCAGGCCAGCGTCTCGGGTCCGAGCTTGAACTCATATTGGTCGTACCATTCCTCACACGCGATTTGGGCCTCGGGCGTCACTCCGAAAGCCTTGAAGAACGAGACGCGTGCCTCGTCGCTCGGTGAACTGAAGAACCGACGCATGCCCTTGGCCATCCACCACAAGCCGGTCGACTCCATCAACGGAGAGTAGTCCAACCTGCGGCGTCTGCGCATGGGCGTGTCGGCTGAGCGACGAAGAAATTGGTAGAATGAGTTCCACACGGGAATGCCTCCGGCACACGCTTCCCCACACTGCGATACCGCGTCTGTCCACGCGGCCATGCTGTGCGGTGTGCCTATTACCGCGCAATCTTTTGAGAATGCGGTCAGGTTGCGAACCATGACCCAACGCCGCCCATCAAAGACAGGGTGGCACTGGCAGAACCGTAGCTGCTCCAGGACAGAAGCAGTCCGTTCTCTCTTGATCTGGAACCCGAACTCGAGGAAGTGCGCTGCGAGCCCGTCTAACCTCGTGAAGTCTTCTTCCTCCACGATGATAACACAGTCATCGCCGTCGTCCATTAGCTCGAACTTCACCCCGACATCCATAAAGAACGTCCAAAGTATCAAACAGACGACAAGCACATTCCCGAAGCCCGTGTCAAAGTCCCCGGAACATCTGTTTCCGTCCTCATTGACGTAGTAGACATTCCCGTCGGGTGTGCGTACACATCCAACAGTTCGGAGACACCATGAGAGTAGCCGCATAAACACGGCCCGGTCACGGCCCTTGAAGTAGCGGCCGTAAATACGGTGGGTGGCAAGTAGGCCCCGGCGGCGCAGGTGTTGGTCAAACCTCGTCGCATCTATGGATAGGGCCATGGGGCGGGAGAACCGGCTCCACTTCGCGTGTGCCAGCTTGCCCCTTTTCCCGTTGTTCCGACCTTTCATCACGGTCGGAAACTTGGAGCCGAGTCGAGCAAAGAGCTTGTCACAAAGCCTATAGACTTCATGCTCGATTCGCTTATGAAACACGCCCACGGATACCAGATACCTGTAATCTCGTGGCTGTATGAGACGCGGAGCTGGATCGGCCAAGGCATTCTTCCGGTAGGCGCGCAAAAACGCCTTGACGTAGTCCTTGTCGAAGTCGATCTTCTCCTTCTTAATGAAAGCCTTCACCTTGGCGTCACGAACACGCACAGGCACCAACTTTAGCGACTCCACTGCCTTGGTGTACTCCAACAACTTCCGGCCGGAATAGCACCTGAGGAACTCCTCTGGTGTCATTCGGGACAACGTAGGTAGGTAGAGAACAGCTCGGTTGAATCGTCGCTCCAGTTGTGACCATGCGCGCGTGTTAACGGTCGGCGGTGGTGCAAACCCGGTGGGCGTCTTGACAAAGAACACCCGTTCCAGGACGGCCCTCTTCGCGTTACTGCAACAGTTTGCGTGTACCCCATATGATCGTGGTGGACTGCCGGGGCTCTTTAGCATCCACGTTTCTGACTTTTTCCCGCGCCGGGCGACAACACGCACTTTCGGATGTGACAAGTCAGTTTTTGTAATCACACCCTGCGTTCGCACGACAAGATCCTAGTTGGGGGGCGCCTCCCAGCGCCCCACCCACCTGGCGGGAAGGTACGGCGACACCAGCACATGGAACCAATCGTGGCGCAACAAGCGCATGACGATGGTCCGGGCCAAGCCGGTGCCTTGGACTTGATCCTCGAGGAAGGCGGCGGTCGCTCTCTTACGACACGCCTCCGGCGATGCTCGCACTAGCATCGCCATGAGTTGCCCCACCTCGGGCAAGAACACAAGTTCAATCACGAGTTCGCGGTCTCGATCCTTATCGGTACCGCGGATGTTGGTTTGCGTCCAATGCGCTGTGAGCGCCTCGTGAGCCGCCATAATGTTGACTTTGGTCGGGGACAGACGACCAGCCAACTGCTCGCGTACGGCATGGACGGCATTCGTGACGAAGGCAGATCTGGCCCTTCCACGATAGC